TGCTGGGTTAGACACAACCTCAAGCAACGACGCTAGGGCACTCAGGGCCGCAGCTCCTGTTGCAAGATTGGCTGCTTCAGCGGTTGGAGAAGCACCTGACCCGCCACTTTGGCCCATCATGTCCCTGATCCCTTAAACATTCGCAATCACAGCTAGTTGCCATTTAGAATTTGGTGGAACTGAAAAGTATTCAGTTTGGTTCGCTGCCATACGTGCATTGACTACTGTTGCTGTTGGATTTAACCCAATAACAATTGAACACACACTGTCCACATTGATACGAAGCAACGTAGTATTTTTGTTAAAAACATTCGATGTGGAAGAAGCACCACCAATTGTAACTGTTTGCTCTGCAACAGGAGGCCATTGCGCCCCTGAAATCGGATGATTCCCTCCACCACCGATGGCATTCAATTCAGCTATATAAATAACACCCATTATTTTTGTCCTGGATTGAGTGTCACCCCGTTGATGTCATGGGTGCCAGTAGATAGAGGGGTATTTGAGTCCGTCCCAGTTGGGGGAAAATTTGAATTGGTATCCCCCAAGAAGGCCTCCACTTCAAGATTGGCGGCCTTCAAGTCAGCCGTAAGTGCAAGCACCTTGTTGGCGTTGGATTGCGCTCGGCTTACTTCCGAGTTTAGACCAGCCTTTGCATCCACCGCCAACTTTTTTATACCCGCAATAGCATCTTTCATTCCTGCCGCCAAATCGTGCACTTCCCTCATTTCTAATTCCCTTACTGAGCAACTTAAGTGGCACTGGTACCTTAGTTCGCTCTCTAACTCCCAGTTCACTTGGGTGAGAATTAATAACTGGAGGGCCGGGCTGTATTGTAGTCTGTGGCCAGTTGCCAAATCTTTCGTTAAACGTTGCTGGTCCGTAAACGGCTGCATAAAGCATTAACGCTGCATAAAGATGGTAGTACGCTTCCATGTACGCCACGCTTAGTTAGAGGTTAGTTCACAACTCCATCGATAGCGACAGAAGACAGAACTTGTGGTGCAGCAGCGATTGAAAGTTGCTGTGTTGCAGTAAATGTCTTGCCACCAACAATAACGGTAACAGTCACTGTATCGACACCAGCTGCCAAGGCATTGATGGTATCAGTAGAACCATCAGCCGATACAGTCATAGTATCGACAGTAGCAGCAGCAACATTAGTCCATACTGGAGGCGAATCCGGAACAGGTGTGACCAGCATGGGGTTGCCATTCTGATCAAGATAGACGATGGTATCAACCACTGTGTGGCCGATCGATACGTTACTCATAAAGTTTACCTCCTCATTTGGGTATAGTCTGTAATAGTTAACATTGCGTTGACGATGTCGATGACTCTTACTCTGAAGCGTTATAACTACCAGATAAACGCTAACAAAATGATGACGTGCATCACTTTCATCAAACCGCTCATGATGTCGGCTGTCGATCCACATACTACTTCCCATGCTGTTGAGGCCTCCGTAGAGGCCTCATTTAGCATTTAGACCTTTGGCGGAACTGCTGGCTTGGCAGGACCATCAATGTGCTCAGCGAGCGCCTTGATGGCAGCTGTATTGGCCGCAACCGCCTTCTTGATTCCATCCGTAGAATCAAGGCTGGTGCTAGAATCCGAAGTCGTAGTGGTAACATAGGCACTGTTTACGACAGAACTCGCAGTCTTTGGTGCATCAGTCATTGTAGTCTCCTTTTACGAGGTGAAGTAACCCTGCAAGAAACCGTTGGACAGCGTCATATTGCCAGCCCAACCGATCAACCGCACCATAGCATCCTGGTTCACCGAAAAACGATCCGGATCCAAAGGAACCATATTACGGCGGCTATGCGGACGCCAGAAAATGTACTTGGTATTGAGGAAGTACATTGTGGTTGAAGGAGCACCACCCACTGAAGAAGTACCAGAGCTGGTCTGGAACGGAAGTGGGTCACCAGAGAAACCCTGGAAACCACCATCCAGCACCACGTCAGCATTCATATACTTCAGGGATTGGAAGCCTGCATCAGCCATATCAGGAGCGCCATTCTCAATCTGAATACGCTGAATGGCCTGCAATGCACTGAGATAGTAACGATAGGTAACGTTGTCAGCGATGATCAGATCTGGGAAATCACGCCCACGGATCAGCTGCACCCACAACGCGTCCATTTGCTGCATAATAGTGGAAGCAGAAAGAACAGTATTGCCGTTGGTTGAAGCTGACCAAGTCTGGTTTTGCCAGAAGGTCCACTGCGAGCGGTCAATGCCGCCAATAACACCAGTGCTTGGGGAAGCAGCAACAAGGAGCTGAAGACCACCAACGGAGCCAGTAACGGTACCGTCACCATAAATGCCCTGAGACAGACCATTCATGAAAGTATCTTCGGCGTTCATGATCCGCGACTCAAGCAGATCGATGATGGCTTCTTCACCAGAGTTCTGGAGCTCTTCCAAACCGCTGATTGAAACGGCAACAGCCGCTTGTCGAATGGGGTATTCAGCAGCCGAGAAGACCTGGGAAGGAGCGATATTCAGTGTCTGGTAACCAGAATACCATTGATAGGTCTGGTTATCCGCATAGTTAAGTTCTTGGACGATGGTACGACCACCGCTAAATGTCTTAACATTGCCACGACGACTCAAACGCAACAGTGCAGCGTTATTACGGGACATGTTGTCCGCAAGCTCGCCAGTACGGTTACGCAGGGTAGTCGTGACAATTTCCGATAGGTTTGGAAATGCCATTTGTGGCTCCACAAGGTTATAGGAGTTATTCCTACGCTACGCCAACCTGATGGGACCGCTAAGTATGGGTTACTATCCTTTGTTGAGGTAATAACTTACATCTTACAGCACGCCGTACCAATCTACGCTTACTGATCTCGCAATTGAGCGATAGCTTCCTTAAGGGAATCCTTAACGCTCAAGCGTTGGCCCGGTTTCCTACTTGAAGCAATCTGACCATTCCCTGCGCCAGGAGTGGAAGATGCTGGAAGTGAAACAGCCGCTTTACGAGCTTTGGCTACCTGACCCTGCTTCTGAGCAGTTGTGGCTGCATCAGCGGTCTGTTGAACCTGCTGGTTCGCTTGCTGTTGTTTAGCAAGCACCTTGGCTCGAACGTCTGGGTTATAGTAAATAGCACGTTCGTAGGCAGTGTCCAGATCAACCTGTCCATTTTTCAATGGAACCATGCCAGACTGGATAAGCTGAGCCATATCCTGTCTAACATCCTCGTAATATTCCTTACCGTTAGACCAAATGCTAAGATTCTCACGTGTCTTAGCCTCATTCTGGGCATTCATTTCCTGTTGAATATTCTGGAACTGATTGCCGAACTGACTGAAGTTACCTTGAAGACGAGCAATTTCCTGCTCTAAGCGTTGCACATACTCAGGAACTTGCTGTGGCTGCTGTCCTGCGGGCTGTTGCTGTCCAGCTGGCCTCTGAGAACCTGTAATGGCTTCTACAACTTTAGGCCAATCATAACCCATGGACTTGGCAAGTTCAGGAAACGCCTGAACAGGGGAATTAGCCAATGCCTTGAACCACAGGAACAGACGATTAACGGCCTCACCAGGAGAAGCGTTCATTTGCCGCAGCGCATCATTATGCGGGGCCAAAGCCTGATCTATCTGTTCATAGCGCTGCTTCAGCTCTTGAACACCGCGAGCTGAATCTTGCTCACGCTTGATAAAGGCTTGCTGAACAACCGGTGGAGTTTTATCCCACTCAGCCTTTGCTTCCTTAGACAGACTGTCAGGAGCAGCAATAGTGGGTGTAACTGGGGCTGGAGTTACAGCAGCGGGGGCTTCTTGCCCTTTCGCTTGCGAAAATCGTCCAGTCTTAGGATCTTTTTTGGCAGTCTTGGTTTGATTGGCAGCGTCTTCACTCGCTTCTGCCATAGACTTTTTAAGCTGCTCGCGAACAGTAAGCGGTTTAGACGGTTCTCCGCCCCCTTCACCACCATCACCATCACCAGCATCAGCCCCACCATCAGGAGTGCCGACGTCAGTATCAAGAACAGTAGTGCCTTCAGTACCACCGCCATCAGTTCCGCCCTCATTTTCGGGGCCGCGAAAGACGGTATCATTAAAATGCTTAGTCAGGGAATTTAACATGTGAACTCCTTATGCCCGCTTGGTAGGAGGCTTTTACGTTTATCTTCTAAATACTTAATATCATGTTGAAGGATGTCTTTCAAAACTGCACTAAAACCATCCTCTATAAGTCTAGATGCATAGTCTTCAGACATCCAAAAAACTAGATCATGATACCCAACCAGTACTCCATCTTCTTTAACACGAGTGTACATATTTTCAGGTAGTTTTACATTCTTACGTATAAAGTCCTGTAGTTTACTCATTTGTTCCTCAGATTATAGATCGTGCGCTGAATGTCTTCTCTGCGCTGACCACGATCAAGTTCAACCCGTTTACGCGGCTTAAGAAGCGTTGCAGTCTCATTACCAACTTCAATACAGCCAGCTGCCTTAGTAGCTTTCCTATATTCTGATTTACTTGTATAAGTCTTGCCGTCGGCCATATGCCGGGTCTCAGGCATTATGTCGCTAATCACATACGCAGCCTGCTCGCCTTCTACCTTTGAAGGGGCATACCGTTTGTCAATAAGTTCACCGTTCCTGTATACAAATACGGTCACACTACATTTCCTTTACCAAATAAAGTATCCAGTGCCTGCTGAAACCGGACATCCATAATATCCGTCTGCGCTTGAAAGTTGTCACTAAGCGATTGCAAACCATCAGTCGAGATAGTTGTTGTTTTCCCCCAATTAGAGTTATCAGCAATCGTCATGATATGATTTTCATTGGATAGCAAAACAAGACGTGGTTCCTGTTTGATTTTCCCCTTCATATATTCCGATATATCCGCAGTAGGTTTTAAAATTGGGACTATAGCCATCATGCCGCTCCTTTTTTCGGCGGTGGCCCATTGCCTAAACCACCGTTATCCACAGTTGGCGGGGGCTTCATCATTTCAGCATGCATGCGCATTTGTTCCATAGCCATTTCCATCTCGCGCATTCTGACGTCCATCTGCTTCATGGCCATGTCAGCTTGGTCATTTCGTTGCTGACTCTGGTCTTCCATAGTCTGACGGGCCATTTCAGACTGTTGCTCCATTTGATTTGAATGGGCTTCAATCTGTGCACCCTGAATATCAGCCTGAGATTTGGCCTGATCTGACTTCGCACGCGCATCGGCAGACTTCATAGTGGCTTGGGCCTGCATAGCCTGTGCCTGCGCCTTGATCTGTTCTGGATTCGGCTGTGCCTTAGCCTCAGCCTGCCTCTGTTTCGCAATCTTCGTTGCCTGATCACAGAATTCCTCAATAGAAGACTCAAGATCGCGACCAACACGGAACCCACGCACGCCAAATTGCAGTAATTTGCCCAAAAGCGGCGTGATTTCCGGAACTTGAGCCGACATAGCAAGCGAATTCTGCAAATATGAGGTAACTTCCTTAATAAATTCAGTTCTGTCCCCCTTTTCTTGAGCCGCATCACCGAAAATCGTGGAATCGACCTCAATATCCACCCTAAATCCGCGCAAACGCTCATTTCTGAGCAGTTCTATCGCCGAATCAATGCGCTGTATGGCCTGCTGAGTGGCCATTTGCATAGGATCAGGGGGAGGTGGCATAGGCAAGCCAGGGGCGACAGGCGGGGCTTGGGGCGGCGCTGGCTGCGTAGGCATACCCGGAGGCATTGGAGCCCGTGGCTGGAACGGGACTACGTTGCCGCCCGGCGCTGGGGGCGGTGGGCCACCTGGACCTGGGGGTGCTCCTGGGGGTGGGGCACCCATTGGCTTTGGAAGCATACCGGGTGGACCAGCGCCGGGCGGCCCCGGTGCTGCACCCGGTGGTCCTGGAGGTGCGCCCGGAGGCGGTGTTCCTGCCATACCTTGAGGCGGGGGAGGAGGAGCCTGCATTGCTTGCTGTGCAGCCTGCACAGCTTGAATGTCTACCCCTAGTCCTTCCTCAAACATCGCACCCGAAGCCTCAACAAGGCTCTTCGGCGCAAAGTGCTGACACATGATATCGGCCATAATACGCACAGTATCACGAGCAAACCTAGCCATCTCATTTTGCCGAGCTGTAAGTCTGGTCCCAGTGTAGTTTGACTTAAGACGTTGACCGCCCAAAGTTTCACGCGCGTCAGTGGTGCCGCGCATAAGATCATTGATTCCAGTAAGTCGATCCATTTCTTCAATTTGTTTATCCTTGAGTGAACCGAGCTCTTGCAGCACGCCCATGATTTCCTTCAAGGGAAGGAATGAAATCATGCCAGCGATACCACCACCTTCAGCAAAAGCGGCCCAATCATCAACAGGAATCAACTCATTCTCAACCGACTCATTAAGAAGGCGCGAAACACCCTTAGCTGACGACGCATAAGTACCTGCGACCTTACACGCGCGGGTAAGCATAGCTATACGTTGGCTCAGCTCGTCAATTTGAGCAGCCTGATCTTGATATTGAATATAATCACCAACAGGAATCAGCGTGTTGGTAGTTTGATTAGCAATGATTGGTCGAGGGACTGGAAAGAATTGTTCCAGGTTCAAAGGATCGTCCTTACGATCCATCAGGTAGTTATAGCCTTCAGCTACCCAATAAACTGTCCTATCTTGTTTATTCCAAATTTCAAACACTTCACCCTTGATTTCAATCTCAAGAGCTGAAGTTTCATAACGTTCCTTTTTGCGCTCGTCCTTTTGTAGTGGAATTTTCTTAGCAATATCCTTGCCAAAGCGCTCAGACATTTGCGTAAATGTCATATAAACGCGCTTACCAATGGCTACCACTTCAGACCAAGTACGGGCACCAACTGGAAAAATAAGGAAATCTTCCCAATGAACGTAGTCAATAGGGGTAGACTCTCTAACTATTTCATCATTGGTTTCTTCAAGCTTTTCCTCTGTTGGGTCCTCGTCTTCAACTTCCTTATCAAACTCTTCAGGATTGATTTCGCCCTGAGAATCCTTCATGTCTATGGAGTTTTCACCGACGAGGGAGACACCCGCGCTAAATTCTGGCTCGTATCGAACCCACACAACGCCTCGCCCCGGCAGCAAATAGTCATCAACTGCCTGACAAAGTGCTTCGTGAAAGCCGCAAATCTCTATCTCATTCCTGAGAGCACGTTCGAGAATTTGAGCGGCTCCCCGTGCAATTGGATCCTTATCGCCAAATTTTCGTTCCGCTACCGGGACTGGAGTCTTCCCGTAAATCGCTGGTTTAAGAATTTCCACGTTAGACCAAAGTGAATTATATCGTCGACGTGACTCTTCATCAACCTTGTTGCGTTCATCACGATAACGATCTTCAATCTTATGGCCGCGTTTGATAAACTGAAGGAACCGCTTGTCCTTGCCCATTTTCTCAATTTGATCATGCCAAAACTTAGCAAGGCGTGCCGATTCAGTACCGCCGTCTTCACCTGCTAGTTCGTCTAGTTCAATTTGGGGCATTAGTTGATTCTCAAGATCCTTGACCGATCATAACGTGTTTCGTTAGCTTCAAATAAATCTTCAAGCGTAACTGTGCAATCATTTGGATTAGTAGACAATACCTTAGGAGGTTCCTTCTGACTAGAAGATTTATCAGCACCAAACATTTTGTCCAAAATCTGACCAATCAACCCCAATGCGTCCACTTGGTCATCATTCTTACCAGCGTCAAACACCATCAATTCACGTCTGAATTCTGGAAACCAATCAGCTCCAAAAGGACAATACAAACCCTTTTGAGCCATGCGACCAATGATGCTCTGAGCCCGCATAGTCTTAGATTTAAGCGAAGGAAATTGAAGGCGCGAAACAAATGCTTGGCGCTCACGCATACGCTTTACAAGGAACGGGCCAACAGACGCATTAATTTGGCCAGACTCTTCCGCCCACCCAATAGGATGCCAACGTTTTACTAAATCACAAAACGCATCAACCCAGTGATCGGATGTAGTCTGCTGACGCCATAAATCTAGAACATAAATATCTTCATTATGATCAAGACCAACCACAATGTGGACGGTATAGTTTTCACGACCCTCAGTGACCGCGTAATCACTGGCCCCATAGATGTTCAGATCCCCGTGTTCCATTCCATATGGGAAACCATTCTTGGCATTCTGTTCATAGGTTTTAAGCCACGAACTTTGAAAGTATGTACCGCTATCTGGGGCTGGGCGCTGTTGATATAGTGAGTTCCACGTGCGCGGGTTACGCTTTGGCGTTGAGAACATTTCCTCATTGAACCACTCAGGCCAAAGGATCTCACCCGGCTTACGCCCTAATATATCGTCGTCTCTTTCACATATTGCGGGAAGGCATACAACGTACCAATCGTTACCGTCCCGGCAGTGGATCCATCCCGACTCACCACTATAATGCTCTGGTAAAATACGGCCTGCGGGATCGTCCTCATGCCAGCGGGTTGTAATGCCAATTTCCCAGGCAAGGGGTTTTTTACGTGAGCCGAGGTCGTCAACATAAGCTTCCCATGTTTTCTGTCTGATGACATCGGAGTCAGCTTGTTCACGACCTCTGATTAAATCGTCCCAAACAATGCCATCGGCTCTATTACCTGTGATTCCAGTAAGGATACCACGGGCCAACCATTCGCTGCCATTATTAAGTGCCCATTCATCAGCAGCCTGACTCTCGGCTGATAATTGTGTGTTAAATATTCGGTTATAGATGGATTGCTGGACGATCGATCGAGCTCGCCGTCCGAATTTACGTGGTAGGTCAGAACCATAACTGGCAAGGATGATGTTTGATCCACGAAAACGTCCCATCACATAAGTGGGGAACACAACTGAAGTATAAATAGACTTAGCAGAACCGGGCGGCATCATGCCCAAAAGACGTTTGATTTTGCCGTCAGCAACTTGCTGAAGACAGTCTAACCATAAAAGGTGATGGGCTCCAAATAATTGTTTTCGAGGACGAAACTGCTCAATTTCGTCCTCTTCATTTGGATCATCACGGATAGGCCCACTGGGGATATTAATTAAGCTTGTGTATGTCAGCAGGTCCTTCCGTGCTCTTTCCCGCTTTTGGCGCTCGGTTAGTAAGCTCTTCAACTCGGTTGAGAGCTGCTGTAGTTCTCCTGTCGAGCTCCTCGGCAGTAATATCGCGCGCTTTGCCATTGGTCACATTCGCAGTAATGCTGGTTTGAGAAGCCTTACCGTAACCACGGTCAAGGATGACTGCCGAAGCCGCAATACGAGTAGCCTCTGGTGCACGTCGGTTCTTACAAATCTCCTTCAGGGTGGCCATGGCGTCTTCAGCAGATTCACGAGCTATCTTTTGAAGTTCATGTGCTTCAAGTGCGCGAAGCTTATTCTTAGTAACAAAAAGTCTTGTACGTTGCATTTCCTTTGGCCTTAAAGCTAAATGATCTTTGTCTGTGCCATCACCACAACCGGAACGACCATAAGGGTTTAAAATGCCCCCTTCAGGTACTTGCCATTTACGCCAAGCTTTAAGACGAGCTTGTGTAGGCTTCCTGCGCTGAGCAAGCGACGCCTCTGACATAGTATAGGGCTGATCAGTCTTCCTCTGATAGGTCATCACATGCTCTTCATAGCTTTAATGCCGCCAAGATTCCTCTTGGGAGGCTTAGTTGCTTTAACCACTGTTTGCTTCGGTGACTTGGATTTTCCACCGGGAACAAAAGCAGGGGGTTTTGGCTTAATGCCCTGTTGCTTCGGTTTATGCTTATCAACAAAACCCGCAAAGCCTGACATCCTACCGGGCTTTTGCGGTGTAGTCTTTGAAGGTTTGTTCCCCAATGATGCATTCTGCACAGGGGGTTTAGTAGCCATGAGCCCTCTGGCTACTGCGGGCTCACTCGAATAAAATGGATTAGTTGGCTGGGTACGAATACGCTTCTTCATTTTTTACAGCCTAACCGATGTGCACCTGACACACCTGAATTGATCAAGACCTTACCTCTAGTCTTGAAGATCCCACCACCACTGTCCTTGCCATAAATACCCATGTTCTTCACAGGGTTGCTACGGTCCGGAACACCAATGCTGTGACCTGAAGGCTGACCAGAGTGCATGCCGCCAGAGCTGCCACCCTTGGGCATGCTATCAACCACCTTAGACGGAACACCGATACTTTTGCCCTTTGGCTGGTTGTCATGTTTCAATGAATAACCACCACCCATCTTTTTCTTCATAGCCATTACTTACTTCCCTTCTTTCCAAGTTGATGTGCGCCGGGATGACCTGATTTACGCAAGTGCCCATCTTTATTTGAACTTGTATGGCCAAATCCATGAGCATTCTTGGGTGGATTGCCAAATGCTGACTTGCCTCGGTCATGCCCGCCTTCATGCGTAGGGTATTCGTCTTTATTGATTTCTTTGGCGTCCATACGACGCTGACCGGCTACGTCTGAAATACGATCACGAGCGCTATCTTCATAATCCTCAGCTGATTTTCCCTGACGTCGTGCCTCACGGTAATCAGACATCATATCTTGGCCTGAAGTTTCCCAAGACTTTTTCTCAGGTACTGGTGTGCTGCTGGATCGGCCAGCTGCTGCGGCCTCTTTTTTCTCTGAAGAGAAGTCTTTTGCAGGGATGGGCACCCCAGCCTGTGCCTTCTTCAACCCTTTCTTACCCCCTGATCTGTTTTGTTTTGTTGTAGTCTGCATTTCATTAAAATTGGGGCTAGCCATGTCTATGCCTTTGATATTTCGGTTGCAAATGGCCCCTTTGGGCCGGTTTCAATTCTAAATTTAAGCCTCTCACCGGGATCTAAATTTATAATCGTTGTATCTTTTGACACTACAAGCCCAGATTCTCTAAGTCTTTTACTGTGTATGAAAACGTCTTTGCCCTCATGAATTACGAAACCGTATCCTTTCAAGGGGTTGAACCACTTGACCGACCCCACAACAAAATCAGACATACGCAGCCCTCAACTTTAAAAACTATCGTATAAATAACTGTTCCTACTTGAAAATGCAAATGACATGTGGCAGGCATAAGAGGCTGTGTAGCAAAACACGGCTGGCGGGCACCCCCCGGCCTCGACTTGAACACCCTCTGGTTTCATTCCGGCCACCAGAGGGTGTTCTTGTCTGGAGCCGGTTGAGAGGTTCGAACTCCCGACCCACTGCTTACAAAGCAGTAGCTCTACCACTGAGCTAAACCGGCTTTTTCTTACCCTTGCGGGCCTCACTCAATACAACAGCCACTGCCTGCTTGTTCGCTCGTTCCTTGCCGAACTTAGCCTCAGTGTGTGCAAATGTTTTACCTTTGTGAAATTCCTTAAAATTCTGTTTCTTAACTGCGGGGCTACTACCCTTTTTCAAAGGCATAGGGAATCCTCCATCAAATGGAATTACAGTACCGTCTTCAAGTACAAGGGTGTCACCTTGTATTTGAAACCTCACCCTTTCACCTTATTCAAGCGAGGATTAGCTTTGTGAGCCGCCTTACTGGCACCCCTCGAAGCTGCTGCTAGTACTGCACCAGGATTCTTTATCTTAGGATTTTTACCTATCTTTGCTTCAACCGCCTTGAACCCAGGATGGGCTTTACTGTGTTTGGCCATCTAACTTTCCCTTTACGATGAAACATTACTTCCTGTAAGAAGCACGCCGCGCATGATAACATCAGGTTTTGTTTCAACAAGGGGAACCCAATGAATGAGCTTGTTCAAAGTGAAGGCGCACCAGCCTATGATCGGTTCTGTGAAAACAGAAAACTAAACTATAAGAAACTGAAAAACATCTATGAGTTTGCAGCATTCATAGATTATGGGCTGCACACGATTCAATTTAATATGAAAAATCCAGATGTAGTTGAAGTGCCAGTGAGCGCCCACACCAAGCACATTATCCAATTGCTCAACTCAGAGCACGGTGAGTTGGTGCTCAAGGCAATGGTGGTCAGAAAGTACTCAGGCTTGGGCTGGGTTTGGATGAAACTAAAAAAATACACCTACTATTACTCAGCGTTTGTAATGAGTTTCTACTATGATTTTCTTAGATAGGAAACCCTAATGCCGTGGGTAGTTGAAGAGGCTATCGAGCAAGCTTGGACCAAATACGAAAACATAAGAGCTAAAATGCCTGCGATACTGCTTGAAGAGGGCTGCATTTGTTTTTCAGCTTACCTACACATTCCATTACAGAAGCCACGAACCACTTCAAGCCGCACCCTCTACTACATGAAGGATGATGCCTTCAAAAAACTGGAACAGTTCCTAGGCCCACATGGTGAAGCTCTGTTCTGGGCATGGGCACATAGACAAGGAAAATCCTAATGGCGTGGTTCACAGGTGAAGAACTTAACATAGGTTTGTGGCGCTATCACAGACTTACAGGATTACGATACCAAGATTTTTATGACTGGCTGGGTACTACATGGGAAGAGGCTACTACGAACCCAAAAGTAGCGCCAATAACGCTTGAGGAGTGGAAATACCAAATCCCAGACAAATTCAAACACAGGCTGGATATGCTTCTCAGCCCGCACTACCAAACCTTGTACAAAGCGTGGAAAATCAGATGTGGATAGATTACGATTTATATCAAAAAGCAGAAGCTAATTATATCAGGTACGTTGAAAGCAGGGTGCCACGTCACTTTAGGGATTATGAATTTTTCACTTTCCTACTGCCTTATCTGGGACCAAATAAAGAAGGCGAACCCATTAAGGGGGCAGTAAACTTTCACTTAAGGCCAGATGGCACAGTTCATCATATTGTCCATTTATCCAAACAAGCCAATGAAGTAGTCAAAGCACTGGCAGGCCCGTACTCTTACGCACTGCTAGAAGCACACTATTCGAGAATCAAAGATGAAAGTCAGCAGACATCAGATCAATCAAGCCAAGATGATCTATAGGGTTCACCATAGCAAATTTAAGGAATTTGATTATGGCTACACCCACTTTGAAGAGTTCATAGGGTTCAATCAAATGCAACGGGTCGCATATCATTTTGGCAAAGAACCTACGCTAGATGTCAGCGAACTGGCAGCAGCGAAAATCAACGCGCTGAAAGCCAGCCCAGAGCATATCTGGACCCTGCTGAAAGCCGCAACTGCCAAGTATGGCTCACCCCCAGCTGATGTTTCAACCGATGAAGATGAATGGATCAGGCACCCACTTGCAACCGACATGACATGGTACAATCCAGAGTAACAGCTTTGATGACCAGTAAATTCAGATACGCAGTCCCGTCACATTTATTGATAGACGCACAAACTGTCTGGATGAGAAGATACAGCCATTCTGTTACCTGGACAAGAAATGTTGAAAAACAGTTCTTTGAGTTCTTGGGTATTCCAGAAAAGAAATATTTTGAATATGACGAAACCTGGAAAATAGTTGTAGATCAAGCCACCTATAAGAAGCTGGAAATCCTGGCTTCAGACAACCCGCACCAAGAAACCCTGTTCAAGATCATAGAGGCCAGATATGGAAAATCATCAACATAACTGGAAAGAGTCTGGCAAGCGGCAAAAGCACGTAGAGGGGCCTATGTTCCGATACGGCACGCCAACGTGCACTTACGTCGCATGCACCCAATGCAAACTAGTTGGATTTCGCAGACCAGACAGCAAGGTAGTATACATATGGGATCCGCCATCATGACGCCCACACCAAGGGCATTAGCCGACAAGACCTACATATACAGGGACAATTACTGGAAGGCAGCCAAGCACTGGATGCTGGTATGCGGAGATGAAATCAGTTTTGTCAACTACCTGGACCTGGCCCCACCCGACGTAGCCATGCATAACACAAGGCCATACCTAATGGTGACCCACGAACAGGCACGCAAGATCAACCTATTAATTAGCCCGTACTACGCCGCTATTATCAAGATGATCCAGCTCAAGGCAACCCAATGAAGAACGTCAGCGATGACACGGTAACAGCAGCCTATAACCACTTTGTAGAAGTATTCTATCCTGAAGGAGACCTAACCGAAGGCAAAGGTATGTATTTCTGGAAGTTCCTAGGTATGGACCACAGCCCGCCAGCAGGTGCGTATCCAGGCTGGAACCTCACCGATGGTGCGGCCGACCGCTGCCACGCCTTGGCAGGCCCGCATTATCAAGCGGTAGCCAAGCTGATGTTCCTGCGAGGTTACAGGTACGATCTCAAAGTAAAGGCTTACTCAGAGTCAGCAGAATATAGGCATGTACAGAGGAGAGCAGAACAACCATGATCAGTATCAGTCACTGGGGCATGTTCTACGTCTACCCTTACGATCCCAACCAAGGCTACCAGCATCAAGGATACCATAGCAAAACAGCTATCCTGCTCCACCTCTACTAGGCAACCCTATGAAATACATTCCAACCAAAGAACTACAGAAAGCATATGATAACTGGTACCTCCATGTCCTGAAGATAGGAGAACAGCCAGACAATTTCTGGGATTTTATTGGGATAGTCAAGGATGATGATACTTATCAGGTCCATATGGACGCTTGGGCAGCATCACCAGAAACAGTAGCAAAGGTACATATGCTGAATAGCCCATACCGGGGCATATTGTATAAGGTGTGGAAAATCAGACATAGCAAGAAGTGTTCAGAAAAATAATCTGTATCCAAGGCAGGAATTATAAAAAGTGAAAGAAAAAGCAAATCTGACAATTCAGCTACTGATACTGGTTGGGTTAATTCTAGCTATCTATCAGGAACAAGGTTTGGCTGGGATTGTATTAGTTGTAGCTATGTTTGTAGCAATCTATGCATTTTATAAAATTGTATCCTAGGAAGTGCTTAAATTTTTAATTAGCAATGTAAGGGGGTAGCAACTTCCTAGGAAGTTGCTAAAAAAGTAGTATGTAATGTAAGGGGGTGAAGAGAAGAAATTACCTGTGGGGGTCACCTTTTTCAATTCACTGAGTTGCTCAGCCAATATAGGCCACCTACGGCCGCGCAAGCCACCTACCTACCCATTGATAGCCACACTACCTGACTAACTCACCTGATTTGATTGCGGCAGAAATAAAACAATAAAAAAAATAATACCTTATTGTTGCCACAAAAAAATACATAAAAAAACAAATCACTCACTTACCTTGATGATGGTTGCTAACCACAACCGGGCTGTTTTGGCCGGGCACG